CGCTGTAAGAAAATTGTCTGTCTCAGGGTTGTCAAGCCACTGAGAGAGACTGCTTAATTCGACTTCTTAACGAACCGTAACTAAGCCACACTAAGTCCAATATATGCCCACCTCACGTGGACCAGCACGCATAAATTGCGACAGGAATATAATGCACATGTGACTATCAAAGAAACACGCAAGGTGGACCTTACCAAGGGGTGATAAACCATGGTAAGTCTCTAACAACTTTATTTCAATGGAAGTTGTAAAGAGTCAATATAAGATAAACCATAAATTCTTATATCTAAAAGGTCAATTAATATATAGACACCCATATATCAGGGGTGTGTTTTAACGAACATCTAAACGTCATGTATTATAAAAACTAGAACATGAAAAACTAGATTAAGGAATTCCTACAAAATGCTACCACTAACTGGTGGAACAGCCAGAAAGACACCACAATTAGCGTCGTCCGAAGCCGAACGTAAAAGACCAGTAAGAGTAGAAGTAGCAGGTACTGTAGTTCTCGAGACATAAATGTCAGGAGAAGTAGTAGTAGAAGAAGTTAAGTTATAGGGCACTGATGCACTATTGGCTAAACAATCGGAAACTAATCTACTATGATGACGACCATAAGCAGGTACTTGAACTTCACCTGAAAAACCTGCTTTATAGTAATGAGTCGGCAATCCATTCCTATTAATTGTAGTACTATCGGCACTACCATCAGACGCGGCGAATAAAAAACCGGTAGATTGCAAACCACCAGCTACACCTGTACCTAGATAAAGTGCAAAAGGTTCAACTCCAGTAACTGAAGTATTATCTAAATACTTCAAACGAACTCCTCCTCGAACATACAAATAAAGACTACTAATCAGGGTGTACAAATCAGGATAAACAATACTCTCTACATAAGCAGGAGTTGTATTATACCATCTAAAAGGTAACACATAAGGAATTATATTAAAATAATTTGCAGCGGTAGGAGCGACTTGATATACTAAGGGATTAGGTAATTTTAGCATTGTTCTAAAGGAGGATATACGTTCACCAACACAAAAGAGTGAATTAGAACATTCATCTGGGGGAACCATGGAATTACCTATATTGCCACGATAATTTGCACAAACGTTTGACTCAGTATTAGCTAAATTACCTGATTGAGGTGCTATACCCATAACATATTGCATGTTATTTTTCTTAGGTACCGCAAACTCGGCATCTGAACCCATACAATGTTCCAAAATAATTCCAACAGATTGTGGTACAGTATCTGGAGCCACCAAAGGATCAATAACATGAACCATAAGAGTACCAGTATGGGCAGTAGAAAGCTTATAAGGAGATACGGAAATATAAGGTACTACAAATGTAAACTCATTACATTCTCTAATATCAATAATTTGACGATGAAGGAATGTAGTTTGAGCTACAGTAGGAATAACAGAAGAGCCTGTAACTTGATTAACGGGTGAAAAAGAAACTGCCAATCTACCAGAATGAAATTCTGTCTTAACAAATTTTAATTTATACACCATGGAACCTCTCCACTGTTCAAACATATTTGCTATCAATTGATAAGGACCAATATCAGCAAGGGTAACTGCTGTAACAGTGCGAGTAACTAAAAGAGCTAAAGGTCTAACGGGTATAGTTAACACTGCAGTTCCAGAAACATCTGCAGGTATCCAATTGGTAATAGAATTAAAAACGGGAATAGTACAAAGAAAAGAAAAATCCATTTCATCCACATCAGTACCGGAAAATCCCTGAGCTTTACCGACTTGATTCTTATAAGAAAAAGAAAGCGGAAAAGATTCATCAGGGCCATCAGTATTAGAGGAATAGGGAAGATAATTTTGAGTTACTCTGCCAGAATGTTCTAAATTAATAGGTTTACTCCAACCAAAAGCTGAAGCAGCACCGGCTAGAATTTCCGAATACCAAGAAGTCATAGAAGCATAAGTTGAAAGTAAGGGAACTCGTGTAAATACATCCGAAGCTCCTTTTACTCTCATCAAAGCCGAAGAAATAGGTCCCATATTTGATGAGACCTGCTCTTGATCAGTTTCATTCTTTCTACGAATACTTTGTGTAAATCCTCGACCAGATTGAGGAACAGCTGCACTAATTAATTGAATATCTTCAAAAGACGCCCAAAGAGTATAACCACACGTACTGGAGCCTGATCCTGCAACTAAAGGAGAATAGGGGTAAATCTTAAACAAACCAAACGCAAAAGCACTTGATGAAGAAGTAAAAGAACTCATAGGATAAAAACCGAATGCAGTATTGAAAGGATATTTCAAAGTACATTCAGTATCACAATTAAGATCTAATTCAACATGAGGGAGCTGAATACGCTGAACCAAAGTACTAGTAACAGCATTAACACGAGCGCGTGCAGTGTTAGTAGAAGTAACTATAGCTCCGCCAGTAGGAACAAATTGTAGATTATATCTACCTTGTTGAAACCTAGTAGCATTAACAACTAAGCGAAGTACAGTAGTAGCTCTAAAACCTAAATAACCTTTGAGTTTATCAGCCATCATACCCGAATTACTACCTAAAATATCATTGGGAGATATATATTCTGGAAAAACAGAATAAGTATCAGTAGTAGTAAAAGTACCAGAAATCAAAGGTACAGGTTTAGATAAGAAATCCTTGATCTCTTGAGAAAGAAGATCAGTAGAACTATTAATAAATGAAGGATCTATATCAATAGCTAAAGCTTTTGTAGCTGAAACTACATTAGAATCAGAAACAAATTGTGTGGTCGAAACAGAATCTATCTGACCTTGACCATCTGTCACAACTGAAGCAAAGAGATTAACAGGTTGTGACGCACTGTTAATATCATTATTGCCACCTTGGGAAGCGCTAGTGGCTGCGCTATTATTTTGATTTGAAGCAAGTGTAATATTTAAGTATCTAGGCACACTCAAGCCTAGTAACCGTACCAATGTTCTCTGATAATAGAAGGGTCGCTTCTGATGCATCTGATAAGTAAACTTAAATAAGTAACATCTTCAAGTATCTAAAGCCTTAGGAATTTTTAGAAATTGGATTTTATTATTCCATGGGTATCCAGAAAATACAGTAATCATTTCTTATTGAAATAAAAAGTCAGGGTTCCTTTCCCAAGCAAGTAATTAAAATAAACTGAAGTATACATTACAAAATATACTAGAGTAGGATATAAATATCCTAAAAGAAACCAATAGTTCCAAGAACTTGTTCTCTCCTCTTTTCAAATTCAACATCTAAAGGTTCAGATGTATTGAGAAAGGGATAATGTCCTTTAAACTCAGTCCTTATTTCAGAGGCATAAAATTCAAAAGTGGATTTATCATGTAGAGAAAGTTCCTTTGTAGCTGTAATAACATTATCAGCTACAATACGATTCTTATTTTTCCTTTTAGTCCAATCTACCATCTTAAGGATAGATTTAAGCTTCAAAGGAGCAATAAATAAATTCTCTCTTTCATCAAAGACGAAAGACCTTTTTAAAAATTCAATCTCAGAAAGACTTCGGTGAGGTATTAATTCACCAGATTTGGTTTCATTGGTATATGTAAGTCCTAATTCAAGAGCATATTTAGCAAAAATAACATCACTGAACTTATCCTTAAATTCATCAGTTACAGCGGCAGTGATATCATCCCCTTGAACAACAGCATAAGTGTTGTCATTATAAGAAGAATGACTACCAACTGATCTAAACCAAACATACCTAGCCACTATATGATTATAAATAGTATTTATAATAATAGTAAAGGGATGTCCGGAAGGAAGACCACTCAACCACTCATATATAACTCCGTCAACAATATGACGAGAATTATATACTTCCATCCATAATATAGATCTAATACGACAATTGTCTTCACCGTCATTATACCA